TGTGGTGACGGTCTTCCGGCCATTTGGTTCCTGCTGTATCGAAGCATACCAGGCTATTTCAATATCGCTGCGTCGTGGCATCATTACGCCCTCTCTTGAATACCGGATAAAAACACAGTATATATACTGTATATACATACAGTAAAGGAGCAATGAGCAATGTTCGTGGAACTCGTTTATGACAAAAGGAATTTTGATGGTCTGCCCGGTGCAAAAGATATCATTCTGGGCGAGTTAACTAAGAGGGTTCACCGGATCTTCCCCGATGCTGATGTTCGGGTAAAACCGATGATGACACTACCGGCAATCAACACTGACGCCAGCAAGCATGAGAAGGAACAGATAAGCCGTACTGTTCAGGAAATGTTTGAAGAGGCTGAATTCTGGTTAGTGAGCGAGTAAAGTTTTTCAATATCCGCCACAGTTACATTTTGATTACGCTGTGGCGGATTTTCATTTTCGTAAACGTTCCTATTCTGGCGACTCAGGTAGCCGTTTAGACCAGTCTGCCGCGCTGATATAAGCTCGCAGTGCTTTTCGATAAGCAGTCCACGCCAGCAAATCTTCACGAATTACACTCTCTGCTGTGCCAGACCAATCCTCATCGGCAATACGCTCATTGAGGCCGGTGATTTTTATTGATGCTGCGGCATATTCGCTGTTGGCCGTTGCCATGTTTTCTCGGGCGATTTCATCTGCTGTTTTTTCAATAGTCGGAGCCGTAAAAACCCCATCAGCATAATGCCAGCCAATTCCCACACCATCTACAGTCTGAACCAGCTGCCCACCATAATCTGAATCGCCACCACCACCAGATACCTCACCTGTATTTGCACCTCGACCACCATCCAGCGTAGAGGTATCAATAATAATCATATTCACGACAACGCCGGCGCGAACCACTGCATATGTCTGGTTCATTATGCGTACTCCCATACAATTACGACACCCGGCGCCCCATTCCCTCCAGAAGCATTCCAACCTGAACCGCCTCCGCTTGTCGCGCCTCCGCCTCCTGCTCCATAACCAGTAGCTGTATTACCATTGCTTGAAACAGCCACGACACCACGACCATCACCGCCTCCACCAAGCAACGATGCCCCGCCATCTCCTGATCCGCCATATAGAGGCGATGTTACTGTTGCAGGGTCACCACGCTGACCTGCCTTATTCACCAGATTCCCACCCGTGGGAGTGACTGAGCTTGAGTTGTTAAATGAGAATAATGGTGGCGTCTGCGGGGCATAATAAATGCCGCCCGCCCCCCCTGGGGCAGTCATAGAACCGAACGACGTGTTACCGCCAGGATTGCCATTAGCACCAGGGACTCCCATACCGCCCGCACCAATCGTTACAGTGATTCCGGAAGGTGGAGTAGTGAACCGGTGGAGAATATAAGCACCTGCATTACCACCGGTTCCCGCAGATGCCTGTGTCGGTACAGAACCTAACGAACCACCACCCGCACCTCCACCGCCCTGAATCTCTGCCACTACTGACTTTGTGCCAGCGCTTGGGGTGTATGTACCTGACGCTGTAATAACCCTTACGTTAATAAGTCGACCAACACGCCCCTCGGAATCAGCAAGACCGAGGTTTTTTACTCCTTCTTCTGCCGAAGTGGCTCCGAGGCCGCCACGATCCAGCGGAAGAGGGATAACGTTACCCTCATTATCCTGCGCCCCCCACACTCTGTTATTTGCCAGAACGATACGTATATTCTCATCAGGAGAAAAAACGCTTGTAAATGCAGAGGGAACCGAGGATGGGGATGATTTAAAGAATTGCAGACCAAGGTTTGAGAGAGCCTCTGCAATTGCTTCAGCTCCGTCTGCTTTAATATCTGCAAAAGGATGTGCGCGGCTTAGCAGCAGTGCTTTCAGGGCAGTCAGTAACTGGTTATGTTTTGATTTTTCCAGGTTAACGCCGCTTGCTTCTACCACTCCCGCCAGTTCTTCCTGCAACATGTCGAAATAGTCGTCATCCAAATCAGTGGCAGGCGTTCCTGTTTGCGGGTTTCCACGGGTAAAGCCGTTCTTTCCCGCGCCGAATTTATCTTTCTGCGCAGTAGGTGTGTCAATACGATGCATAATGTCTCCGGTTACGGATATTTGAAGATTACGTAGGTATGGGACGGGCAGAGTTTATTGATCACGCATTCAGCTACCGTATCACCCCAGTAACGAATCGGTGTTTCACAATTGTCCGAGCAGGTCATCCAGTTGGCATCCGTTGAAGCAGGCATATTAACCTGCCAGTAATAACGCCATTCAGTTGAATAAGTCGCATCCGTACACGACGACGTACACTTGAAAGTTCCCTTGTTATAGCGTGTGATGGTGGCGTCGGGTTTTCCCAGTGCAGCCAGTTGGCGAAGGTAGAAATCTTCGTTGATTCCTCCGGTAAGATTAACTTTTGCATCCAGTCGCTGCTGCCGTTGCCGTAACGTCTGTGTTCCTGATGGAATGCATTCATCAGGCAGGCCACAGCACCGCTCCCATCGGTCAATAAGTTCTGTAGTTGTGCGCGGATCAAGCTCCTGCATGAGTTCATCAACACGCTGATGCGCCCTGAACAAAGAAGGAGCTACGCCACTTATTGCAACATCGTCAACTGACCATGCAGGCCCTGGTGGAAGCAGCGCACTCAGTAACTGGACATAATCGTCATTACTCACGCCCACGTTATTACCCCCAGTACAGCCAGTTCATTTTTTGCAACTGGCGTATCAACTGTTGGAGAAAGTAGCTTATGGCTGTGCTCACCGGCAGCTATAGAAATCGCCTCGTTTGTACGAGACAGCTCAAGCGTCCCTTCCGGATAGCCGTCACGCAGCAGGAATGAACGAAGCTCGGCCTCAACTGCGGCACGTATTTCAGGTGTATCCGGGGTCAGGTCAATGGTGTAGTTGACTGTTTTTGGCGTTCCCTTAAATACATAGAGGTCTGAACCCGCTACGGGCGCCAACGGTTCAATATGTGCCTGAGCTGCAGCCACTGTTGCATCATCAAGAATCGGGTTAATCAGGTCGCTACTGGCAATCAAAACGCCAACCGTTCCCGTACCCATCCAGTGACGGTAAGTCCACGCACGCGTTACGCCGGGTACTTCTTTTGCCCAGACAACATAATCTCCGTCAGCGCCACCTTGCGGGGTCCAGTAGTAGCGCTCCAGAACACGGGCACGCCAAACCTCAAGGTCTTCAGTATCAAAACCGCCAGCGATCGTATCGGCCATGCCACCAGAAGGAAGTCCGTTAACCGGCGTAACCAGTGAGAGCGCCTCACCATCATCCATATTTCCAGTCGTGCCTGTCACGCTGCAGGCAACGGGCACACGAAGCACACCACCGGCACTCGTTACGTCTGCCTGAACGATGTACTGGACAAGGTCGTCACGCTGGATGACCGATCCGGCACTCACCTTCAGCCCGTTCGTTACGCCATCCCATCGCATAAAACCTGATGCAGCCACGGCATCTTTTCTCGGACAGCGTTTCATCGCCGCATGCCGATAAAGCCATGACTCATCGCACAGGTCAGGCAGCATATTCATCGCCAGATAATCGATATAGCCATAAACCGTATGTAGCGCCCCAGCATAAACCTTGGCCCTGACATCTTCATCCATGCGGCGAAGCTCATCATTGATGTCAAGTTGTGCAAAAAGGTCGGTGCGGATCATGCTGATGTTTTCGGCCAGCGTTGGCCGCTGAAATTCACTGTCCGCCATTTGCAATCACGCTCCAGAAATCGTTAAAAGAAATTGTTACCGGACCATCCCGGCGCCACAGAACAATGCTGTTTCCCAGTTCATTGATACCGGTTCGCTGTACATCGATATCTACCCTGGACACAACACCGTCATCGATCATCCACTGAAGGGATTCACGGATATACGTTCGCACCGTGTTCACCAGTGCGTTGGTGAGCTTGCTCCGTTGTAAAAGCCATAGCTTTGACCCATACCGATCGTTAGCCACCATCGGCCAGGTATCTCCCCACCATCCCATCGGTACATCAGCATTGTCGTCAGGGTCTGCACGCCGGTGAGTGAATAATGAAATCACTACAGCGCGGGTGAGCGGATCAAGCTGAGAACTGTCACATACTCGTTTCCCATTTACCGTAAGCCATAGTTCCATCACGCCCCCATTTGTTTATCAGGTGCATCGGTGTTATTGCCCTGCCCGTTTTCTCTGTGTTTATGCCCGTTATAAGCAATACGCATCGCCGACATTGTCTGGCCAGAAGTATCACAGAGGTCTTTGATCTGGCCCGTTGACTCAATGTCCATTTCAAAGCGGGCTTTAGGCGCGTTTTTAAACGTAATCACCTTGCCACCGCCATCAACAACAATCCCGGCGTGTGTCAGCATGACTGACTGCCCCTGGTCATCGTAGAGAGCGACCTCCCCCGTTTTTAGTCCCTTAATGCGATAGCGACGATCAGACACGGTGATCGCAACGGCGTGAGAACGGTCACCATCAGGAAACAAAACAACAGCCTCAGCACCCGCTTTTGCACGAGAAGTGAAGCCATAGGGTTCAAGGTGCTCAATGCCCGCCTTTTGCTGCCCAGCCAGTAACTCAACATCTATCATCTGGCACTTAGAAGCCGCGTTGATACTCTTCACAACAGCGCGTCCAATGAGTCCCAGAACCTGCCTCTGAAGGCTTTGCATTACTCCCATCAGAACGGGTCCTCTTTGACTTTGCGTTTTTTAGCACGCTTCTGACTGCTCTCTTCGGGCTCAGGAAGATAGGCATCCGGCGGCCCGACGCGTAACTCTGTCAGGGTGCCGTTATTGTCTTTAGTGAATGAGACTTCAGAGATCAGGAGTTCGCTGTTGTTAAAGCCGCAGATCGGATCGAAAACAATAACCCGCTGGTTTGGTTGCCACAGTGAACCGTCACCCTGCCGCCAGCCCCACACGGTGTATGTGGTTTCATCGGTACGAGCAGCGCGTTGCCGCGCCTCGAATTCAGCGCGCGCAATGCAACTGGCGCCAGTGGACTGCCCTGTTTGTTGTACTGCCATAGGGCGGTAGCGGCCAATTGAGGCATCTGTTGTTTTTGCACGAAGAGCCGTTGTGGTAGCAGCGCCAAAATCATCATCATTTCCGGCACGCTGACCAGATACCTGATAAGTAGAAAAACGTTCACGAATACTTTTTTCGGTATCACAGGAAATAATATTTTTCCCCAGCACCAGAGCTGTATGAGCACGCGTGGTACCAATGCCGCCGATAACCAGCCTTCCGAGCGGATCGTCGTAGGCCAGCGCCTGCTGTTGTCCAAGCATCTTGTTCAGGACTTCAATAACCGTTTCACCGTGGTCGGGTTGCACGCCGGGAATAACACCACCCGGCGCGCCAGCATTTATCACCGCAATACCAAAAGGTCTGGCAAGCGCCGAGGCAACCTGAACGAGTGATTGCCCATTGAATTGAGTCGGCTCAGCAGCACAATCAATCAGATCGGCGGTCAGACTGCGCCCGCTGATTCCGACACTAATTGATCGCGAATCATAGCGAACCGGCGTTGCTTCAACCCAACCTGTAACCACCAGGTCATCACCGATTAGAACCTCGACTTTGTCGCCGTTTTTAACCCTGGGCTGAAGTGACGTAACACCATCACCACCGGGCCACTGGCGGGTAATCTCTACACTAAAATCTCGGGCCAAACGCTCAATCCCGCAACCAATACGAATTGATGTCCAGCCACCCCACTCACGACCGTTAACACGGAGAGTTACGTTATCGTTCATCGTACAGGTACCATCAGCGGAGCTACCGGCACAAAGCCAGGGTGAGCCACAGCATTACGCCTGACAATGTCAGACTCCCGTGAAGCGTTATCGAACCAGGTTGCTGCCAGAACCAGTGCTGGAGTTACCTCATCAGGCGTTCTGATAACGGTCTTTTGAGTCTGTATCAGGCGGTGTTTTATGTCGTTGTTAAGGTCAGATTTCACCCGGCGCAAAGCCAGAAATAAACGGTCATCGGTCGTGCGGGATAGTTCTTTATCAATAGCAGTATTCAGCGTGTCGCGGATATCAACGAGGTCATCCCACGTAGGCACATCAACCGCCGCCGTTTCATCTGGTGCGTTATTCAGCTCAGGATGAGTAACAGAAGGCCAGCCAGTGGACTGCTGGCTTTGTTCGCTTGTGGTGATAACTGGCGCGGGTAACGTTGTGACAGCATAAGCCGCTTCGCTTATTGCTGTTGTGCGAATCGCACTGGCAACATAATTACTTTGCTGCTTCTGGTTCTGCGTCGTCCTGCTGTCTGTTTTCCATACTCCACGCGGAGCCAGATCGCTGCCCAGAGATATGCCGGAAAAATTTTTAATCATTGTGAACAAGTCGCTGGCATTACCTGAGAGCCGATTCCCTGAACGCCACATTGTCTGCAACTGGTCAACAAAGCCTTTGCCTGAAGATGGCGGCGGGAGCAAAACAGAGATATCCCCCTGCATGAGACGTGCGGCGGCGGAAATACCAGAATCGACCATCGCCATTTTGTCAGAGACATAGCCAAGCATGTTGGTTGCATCGTCAATCACACCGTTCTGAACAAAATCAGGCATGCCATCCATACCGAACTTCTCAAAGTTATCGCTAATACAGTCATCAAGGGCAGAACAGGAGGAAACAAGCGTGTTGGCCGTCGCGGCTCCTGATGTCGGATAAGTAAGTTCACCAGCCTCAACGAAACGAAGATCAAAGCGCACCATGCGCCCTTCACTGCTTGATGTGCTTACGTTGATCTCACCGTCAACACAGACGCTCATCTCACCATATGCCGGATGAACAAGTGTCCCCGGCCCCGGTTTATTAAGCGCTTCTATCAATCTGTCTCGTTGTTCATAGCAGTCATCGCCGATGACATATGCTGTAATCTTCGGACGAAGCGTGATCTTGCCTAAATCTTCTGTATAGGGTTTATCACGGTTCACAAATTCGTGTGTTTCTACACGTCGCCCCGCTGTTGCGCTCTCATCTTGAGTTTTAAACGGAACGCCACGAAACGAGGCATCCACCAGCCGATCTTTCCACGCCATAGTAACTCCGGGCATAAAAAAACCCGCCGAAGCGGGTTGATGAGGTTTGGCTAACTTTTAGAAATACCTTTACAAGGCCTTTCTATTTCAGTCTCTTTCCCATTACTGTAAGTTTTTACCCTCATTCTGACACTGCCATTATTTTTAGTGAGTATTGTCAAATATCCGCTTGCACTCTGAAAATAATAGTCCCAACCATCAGCATCGCTCACATCGTCAGGTAAAACCATATCATCAGGGAATGATGGGCTACTCATAATTGTACTATATTTAACGCCATTAACTTCCGTTATAACCTTCCCTGAAACACCATCAATAGTTAGCTTCTGCTTGATCTCATCACAATGTAAAAATAACGTAGAAGTAACCGGTTTGTTTTCACTGTCCTTGCCATTATTAGCAACAAGTTTATTGAACTCTGCTATGTAATGACTTTGCTCATTATTTAGCGCTAACACGGCATTTGAAGTAAAACCGCCGAGAATTCCAATAATTAATAGTGCCTTTTTCATCCTTTCCTCCCATTAACATCTGGAAGTTAGCATATACCAAAATACTAAACTCTTACCCACCCATTCCAGTACGCCCAATGCGGGTATAGCCGACATCATGATTTACGTCTATACCGGAAGCATGTGTCTCAGTCACTTTCATTCCCTGTGGTGCGTTCTCAAACTGAACCGTGACGGCGGCCTGAGGTTTAGTATTTACCCCCTGTTTTATCTGGTAAGGGTTATATCCTGTACTTGCCACTCCGGAACCATAAGCACCGTAACCGCCAGCCCCCCATTGAGCTGCATTCGCAGCTGCAACCGTATCGCTCGCGCCATCAGAGAACCATTCAATTATGGGTTTCAATTTTGCCCACATATCCTGAAACCACTGAACAACTGGCCCCCAGTTGTTAATAACGAGTCCTAATGGGGTCCATCCGAACACTGTTTTAAGTAACTCCCATCCCATTTCGAAATAAGGTGAGATAGTCTCCCAGAAGGATTTGAAGTATGGTCCAACACTATCCCAATTAGAAATAATTAAGCCCGCTGCCAGCGCGATCCCGGTAAGGATCATACCAAGAGGCGTCATCGCTGCCAGTCTACTGGCGAGAGTAATAGCCTGACCAACCCCCATAATTCCCAACTTAAGCACAGCAAGCCCAGCAGCAAGACCAGCCACACTACGAATAACTCTAGGGTTCTGGTCTGCAAAGGTTGTGAATCTTTCACCTAAGTCACCAAGCCAGACCGTCAGATTTTTTGTGTCACCTGAGAAAGCGCTTCCAATGGCAGCGAGGCCATTAGTTGCTGTACCGGTCATCGCTTCCCAGAGGTTAGCTAGGGTTCCAAGCTGCGCTTCGACGCGCTTATTAAGGCTGGCCTGCTGGTTCATTTTCTGTTGAACCTGGTCATAGCTGTCTTTTCCCTTATCTATAAGGGCGTTAACTACTTGGAGTGTTTCCGCATCATCACCAAACAGAGCTTTTAACACCCCAGTTCGCTTCACATCAGTTAATTTTCTGAGTTTCGATAACTGCATAAACATTTTATCAATACCGCCGAAACTGCCTTTACCATCGGTAAAATCAAGATTCACGCCGAGCTTTTGACGTTGCAGTACTTTATTGACGCCACTAACTTTCTTGATGTCTAAACCGGACTGTATAACTTTGCGAAGGGCGTTACCGGCTGACTCGCCCTGCATGCCCATCTGATCCATCATTACGCTGATCGGAGCAAGTCCCTGAGCAGCTTTCAATCCATCCTTATTAACCATCTTCAGAACTGAGCTGGTCTTTGTGAAGAACGACAGCATGTTAGTATCATCAACCCCCAGATAGAATGCCTTCTGGATAGTATCGAATAATCCCATCATGTCATCTGACGCGGTTCCAGTTGCGTCCTGCATTTTAGCGGCGAACTCAGCTGCAGCTTCAGGTGTTTTTTTAAGCTGTACAGCAAGGTATGCTGTCGCTTTGCCTACTCCACCCAGAATATTTTCTGCCGGAATACCCTGGCGAACCAACATCTGCATCATGTTCTGAAAATCAGCAGTCGTGCCAGGTAACTGATTCCCAAGTCCAACAGCCAGTTTGTTTATTTTTTCAAAACTATTGCCGACTTCTCCGTTGGCCTGCATCATCGCGACCTTCAGCCCAGTAGCCGCATTCTCCTGATCCGCATAGGCTTTCAGCGATACAGTCAATCCAGCAGCCA